CGTACAAGAATAATAATCTTAATCTTCTTCTTATATATTTGCATTTTATCATTAATATAATCAGCACTTCTTATTAAACTTGCTATAATTTCCATCCTATTCTTACGATATCTTAAGATATCATCCATACCATCAAGTATTACGAATAATTCACGTTCATTTAAATAAATATTAGATAGAACATGTAACATTTTTTCTGTTACAAGAGAAATTCTTTCAATATAAGTTTGAGGTTTTATGTTAAATTCTTTTTCAAAGGCAACATCAAACTTAGCGACACCGACACCGATTTTAATTTTTGAGAGTTTTGTTATATCATTTTTATAATTTGAATCAATGGAAAATCCCATAGTATCCAAAAGGTCGATAACATTTGTTATTTCGTCATTTTCTGTCATTTGAAGTTCATTAAATAAGATTTTAAAAATCGTAAATAGCAAAAGAAAGTCCCAAGATGTTTTATATTTCTGAGTACCACTAACTTCTTCGTCAATACTAGTTTTTGAAAATGTTGAAAATTCAAAGTCGTTTAAATTCATTGGAAAGCAATATAAATTTTCACTTTTATCTGAAAGACTTTGTATTTTTGAGGAATAAGCAGATTTCCCAACACCCTTTCGACCAATTAACAAATACTGATATGAATTCAATAATTTATCTGTAATTTTTCTATTATCGCAAAATGCAATTTCGAATATTTTAGGAATTCGTGTATATTCTTTTGTTGCATCAGCAAATCCAAACTGATAATCTTTTAATTGCATAACATCCTCCATTGCTACTAAAGTATTTTTATAATTTTCCTCTTAGTTCTACAACCTTACCAATTATCCGGACAGGCATTTCTTCAATATCTTTTTCTGTAAACATCATAGGTTCATATTTTGGATTCAGAGATAGTAGAGCAATACTACCAGCATATTTCATTAATCTTTTACAAGTAGCATCGTGACCGTTTACCATAGCAATAACGATATCGCCACTTTCTGCATCATCTTGTTTCCGGACAATGACAACATCATTTTCATACATTCTAGGTTCCATACTGTCACCATGTATCTGAAGACCAAAGAATTCGCCGGTACTGGCTAACTGTTCAGATATCTCTTCGGTATCAATAATATTTTCAATAGCTTCTATTGGAATGCCAGCTGCTACACGTCCCAGGACGTTGATTGTAATTCCCTTCTTCCTTTTATTATTAGGATTTTTCCCTCTTAGAAAATCAAGACTAACATTAAATAAATCAGCAATAGCTTCTTCCGTTTCAAAATCAGGTTCTCTATTTCCTACTTCGTACATACTAATAGCGGATTTTGATACACCAAGTTTTTTTGCTAATTCTGATTGAGATAACTTATCTCTTTCTCGGAGGTATTTAAGCATGTCTTTAAATTCATTCATAAATATCACCTCACAATCTGTGAATATCATTATACACGAAGCGTGAATTTTTATCAATAAAAAGTTCACAAAATGTGCTTGACAACTGTACACGAATCGTGTATATTTAAAACGTACACGAAACGTGAACGAAAGGAGGTTTAGTGTTGGATAAAAAGAAAATAGCAAATAAGCTTGTAGAATTAAGAGGTAATAAATCACAAGCAGAGGTTGCAAGAGATTTAGAAATTAGCAATTCAGCAATAGCAATGTATGAAAATGGGGAAAGGATTCCAAGAGATGATATTAAGCTGAAAATTGCGAATTATTATAAGAAAAGAATAGACGAAATTTTTTTCTTATAAAAGAACACGAAACGTGAACGTGTTATTAGAAAAGGAGGCAGCGGGATATGGAAGAAGTAGATGATTTAATTAAAACATTGTCTAAAAAGATTGAAAAAGACATCAATATTGGGAGAAATATAGGCAATGTCACAGAAAATGTAACAGCCCTTGCAGAGTTGATTAAAGCAAGAGCTGCTACAGTAGATTTCTTTAATTAGTATCGGAATCAGCAGTTTCAAATACAGTTTTAAAGAAGGTTGTAATATCTTTAGCCATTTCAGTAGGATCATCAGAACGAATAAATAAATCATTCTGAATTGCAAGCTCCGTTATAGATTTGGCTAGCCCCAACTTAAAGTTGTCAGTTAAATTCTGCATATGTATTTTCTCCTTTCTTGAGTACTCGGCATTGGCGGATGTCTGTAAGTAAATTATAAAAGGAGAATCATATTTTTTCAAGATAGAAAGGAGGCAGACATAGTGAGAATAACAACATTAAACGAAGCATCTGGAAGTCCATACATGACAAAGGAACATCTTGCAGAGTTGCTGGGTTGTACAAAGGTAACCATTAACACCAGGATGAAAGAGATAGAAGAAGAGGTAAAGAAGGGACGTTATGGGCAGCATGCTATTATTCGTGACGGCGGAATTGTTTTGATTAATTATCTTGTCTGGATAGACTACCTCAGGTGGAGAAAATATTTAAAGGAAAAGAACTTGAGAAAGATGGTGCCCAAATTCGACGCATATGAAATTGCAAAGGAAATTGGATGGTACATAGTACAGGAGGTAGTGTGATGGGAAGAGTAGGCAGCGGAAGAAAACCGAAGAAGGAAACTCTGAAAGACTTTAAGCCAGCCAGGGAAAAGAAAACGGAACCGGCACCGGGAATAAGGCTATACTCGGTTCCCAAACATGTAGATAGGATTAAGACATCCGGAGCATGTCGGTTCCAGGGATAAGGAGGAAGAGGATGAATAAAAGGGTAAGACATTTTATGTCAAAAGATAGAAAAAAGAACCATTTAATTGTGATATGCCCAACGGAAAAAGAGGATACAAAAGAGGATGTGAAAAAAGAAATAAAAAAGATGACCAGAAAGTTAGGCCATCTTTTGGGGGACAGTGTTTCATTTGAAATACATTATTGAAAGCGTTTTAAAAATTTTATTAGTTTAAAGAGTAAGGAGGCTGTGCGATATCGCACAAAAAACGCATGAAACAGGAATATGAATTTTGGCAAAATCTTTTAGTGGCTTTTGCGATAGTAGGAGCTTTTCTATCTGCCGGAGCTTTATCGAAGACAACCCTTATCATAGGTTTAAGCATGATAGTAGTTGGAGTAATTGGCTGCAATATATTTGAACATAAGCTGGACAAGCTGAAAAAAGACCCACCGGAAGACATGGAAAGACTGCGAAAAAAAGTGGAACAACTGGAAGAGTCACCGGGGCAGCCAGCATACATACAGAAAGAATATTCGTTCTACACATACCTGGCGGATGCCGGATGTTCCATGGAAGAGCTTATAAGGTTAATTGAACAACAAAATAAGCCTAAACAGAAGCTGGATGAGCTGTATGAAAAGTACTGCCAGACGGCCGAAGATTACCGGCACCAGACAAAGGACCAGGTAACAACCATGATTATGAGGGCAAGGAGGCACATGTGAATGGGTGAGTTAAAAGAGCCAACACGCAAGCAGAAACACATCATCCGGGCACACATGCTCTTTCCGGACATGTGGCTGGTAAAAGAAGAGACACCGGATATGCTGGTGGTCGTTTACCGACATGGAAAGACAGAGAAGCGGCTGGACAAGAATGTAGATTTATGGAAAAGGAGGACTATATGATGCCTTATACAAAAAGAGGAAGGAATTTTTTAACAAAGCAGGATAAGGAAGAAATTAAGAGAAGAATCCAGGCAGGTGAAAGGGCAGAGGTAGTAGCAGGATGGTATAATATCGCTCCTTTTACTGCCATGAAGATAGCTGGTGTCCTCAGAGAATAAAATGGGCACCGGTCAAAGCAACCGGCACCCATGACGTAAATATGTATATACTCAGCAAATACAGTATAACATATATGTGCCATAAAAGCAAGCAAAAACCTTTAAAAATCAAGGATTTTGACTTGCTTTTACAACTTGATTAAGCTATTAACTTTATGGAGAAAAAATGGGATGCATATAGAAAACAGGTATTATATCCGACCTGGGGTGATAGAGGTCGAACAGGTTCAGTCGTCTATGGTGGGAAATCATAGTAGCCGGAACAGGAAGAGTACCACAACGATAGAAGAGGTAAAGAGGGTAAACCAGAAGAGGGCAGCCAAAAAGCTTAGGCGGCTGATAGATGCCAACTTTGAGCCTGGGGATATCTATTTAACGCTTACATACAAGGACATATACAAGCGAACATTAAAAGGAGCAAAGAAGGACCTTAACAAATTCATGAATAAATTAAAATACCGGTACGGCAAGAGAGGGATGGTGTTTAAGTGGGTAAAGACCACCGGCATCCGGAAGAGGGGAGCTGCACATCATCATATTATCCTAAACAATATTGATGGCTTTAACTATATAAAGGAGCTGCCAAAGCTTTGGCCTTTTGGAACGGTAGATATTAAGTCATTGTACGAAGAGGGGCGATATGAAAAGCTAGCCGAATACTTTGTCAAGCATAAGCAGGAGAATGAGGAGGAACTGCAGGAAAGCCAGATAAATGAGCGCGCCTATAGCTGTAGCCGTAATTTGAGGCACCCAAGGGTAAAAAGAAAGATTATCCAGGAAGAAACAATATTAAAAGTGCCAAAGGTCCCAACCGGCTACCGGCTGGAAATGGATGAGGATAAAGATGTAGGAATCAGTAAGCAATCCGGATATCGCTACAGGTATTTTCGGCTCATCCGGATTAACAAGAGAGAATAGGAGGAAAGAACAATGAGTGAGACAGATAAAAAGATATATGAATTTATTAAAGAGTACACAGTGGAACATCTGTACCCACCGAGTATCCGGGAGATTTGTGAAAATGTGGACAGATGCACGAATACGGTATGGCACCATTTAAGAAAGCTTGAAAAGGATGGGCTTATTGAATTGCCAGAATATGCAACACCAAGAGCGATTCGTCTGGTTGGATTTAGGTTGGTGCCGAGAGGACAAAGTGGAAAGGAAAATGAAAATGCTTGATTTTGGGTATTACAACATGGATTGCATGGAGGGAATGCGACAGTTCCCGGATAAGTATTTTGACCTTGCAATTGTTGACCCTCCGTATTTTAGCGGACCGGAAAAACGAGGATATTATGGACGAACAATAAGCCCTATCGGCGTGCAGCGAATTTATAAGACTTCGGCAGAGTGGAGTGTTCCGAATAAAAGTTACTTTAACGAACTGGCCAGAGTATCAAAGAATCAAATCATATGGGGATGCAACTATTTTAATTATCAATTTGGACCTGGACGTATTGTGTGGGATAAGTGCAATGGGGAAAGCAGTTTTTCAGATTGCGAAATTGCATACTGTAGTATGCATGATTCTGTCCGGCTGTTTAGATATATGTGGAATGGGATGTTCCAAGGAAAATCTATTTCCGAGGGCACAGTCCAGAAAGGCGATAAGAAACTGAATGAGAAACGCATACATCCAACGCAGAAGCCGGTTGCTTTGTATGAATGGATATTAAGCAAGTATGCAAAAGAAGGAGACATTATACTTGACACCCATGTCGGAAGTGCAAGCAGCTTGATAGCTTGTCATAATACAAATCATAAGTTTGTAGGATTCGAGCTAGATAAACACTACTATGAGTTATCAAAGCAACGGTTAGATGCAGAGTTGGCACAGATGAACATATTCGATTATGAATTGATACGAGAGGCAAAATGATTATTCTGCCTCTTGCCAAATCCAGAAATTAAGACGTTTGTTATAGGTTAAATAAAGCTCATGGTAAAAACTGTGGTCGCTGTAAGAACAATGATATTTATAAATATCATTTGAGTTAATTGGTTGGCAGTATATGACCTTGAGCTTATAAGCCTTTCGATTGATGCGTACATAAAGAGGAACAATGTTCCCTTCTGTGTCAAAGCTTGCAATAACCGGAACAACAGTATTCATATCGACAGTATATTTTTTCTCTTTTGCAGGTTGATAAAATGGCATAGTATCACCCCTTTCATTATGAATATAACAAACGGATGTTCGGGAAATCAATAGGGGAATATTGGAAAAGGAAACGAAACCATGACAATTTGTCACGGTTTGAAAATGAATTTTTTATAGGAGGACAAAAATGAAAAAGGATTATGAAAAATATAACACATTGCAAGAGATAAATGATTTAGCGGACAGACTTCTAAATGATGGCAAACGGGAAGAGATAAAGGCTTTAGCAGAGGAGAAGGGGCTTGATTCGTATATGGCAGAACTATTTTTGTCCGGAGAACTGCCAGTGCTAATAATGGATGCAATGACCGGAGCAGTGGCAAAGTTGGATTCCGAAACCAGGGAATTAGACAGCAGGAATACAGAGTTAGGCGCCGGTATAGCGGAATATATGAAACAACAGGCAATGGAAAGTGAGGAAGTTGCTAAAGCGGTGATGAATCCGGACAAGCATTTAAAGGAAGTATGCGAACGGGCGTGGAAGGAAGCGGAAAGCAGAAGAAAAACAAACTGCGTGTATATACCGCCGTTTGAGATATTCCAAATGGCAAAGGCGTATTATCTGGATGGGAAATAGGAGGAAGCGGAGAAATGAAGAAAAAATTAATAGAAAATATGCCGGCACCTCGAATTACAAAAAACATGGAGGGTATGGTAGTAATTGCAAGGAACCCGGAAAAGGGATTATTGACATTGGATGTGGTGGAGACTCTCGCGAAAAATGTGCAGGTTAGAATATGCATAACAAAAAATGAATTTATGAATTACTATCCGGAAAACGGAATATGGGACAACAAACATATAGAGAACATTATAACACGTATCTCACAAGGGAATATTCTGGACTATAACCTGTATGGGAAATCGAACATAAAAAAAGCATTGGGCATAAATAACTCCCTTCACTCTGTTAAATTATATGAACATGAAATTACAAGAGAAAAACGCTGGGCTGAAGAAGAGAGGAGAAAAAAACGCTGCCAGGAGCGGAACGCAAAGGTTCCGGAGCCAGATAAAAAAATGAATGAATGGCTGAAAAGATATGTTGGTGGAATGCATTATATCTATTACAAAAGAGACGGAAATAATGTACAGGTTGCATGCAGCGCATGCGGCAAAGAGGGAAGATATATAATGATTCCGGTAACGTATGAAGACCACTTGAAAAAAAATCTGGGATTTAAACCGGAACATAACATGGGTGGAGAACCGTGTCCGATGTGTGGAATATATGGCAAGTGGAAAGCAGCGGGAAAAACAAAAGGCGTATATGAGCAGCGGGACCACAGATATGTGGTTGACAAGGTAGAGAACACAGTGGTTATTAGATATTTTGAGATTGCAAAATATATAAGCGGAACAGAATTTGGAGCACGGGAAAAAACGGACTGTGTAGAGATTGCAAGGAATTGGTTTTTGAAAGAAAAAATACAAAAGGACTACCGTAAGTATAACCCATACACATCGGAAGAATTTTGGGACGATGTAAATCTGGCTGGATTGGCCAACATACAGCAAAGGTCAGGGAAGGTATACTTAAAAAAGAATGTTTTGAAAGGGACTCCCTTTCAATATAGCGGGCTGGAACAAGAAGTGTTGCAAAACGACTATACGAATGCGGAAATGTATCTTACAACATATTTAAAGTTTCCGGGAATAGAAATGCTTGAAAAACTCGGTATGACAAGAATAAAAAACGCCATACTGGATAACTGGGGCGAATGTAAATGGTTGAATCAAAAAGGCAAAAAGCCATGGGATATATTTGAAATAACCAGACAGAGATTTAACGATTTAAAGGAAAAGAATGGGGATATCGTTCTTTTAAGCATCTACCAGTACGAATGCAAAAACAATATTCGCTTCAAAGAAAAATTGGTGGAAATACTCTACTTTTTTGAAGCAGACGAAAACAAAATATCTGTAATAAGGCGGCATGCAAAGTTGGAGAGGGCAATGCATTATTTATTAAAACAGGCAGGAATTGAAAAATTAGAAAATAGAAGCTGTATGCTAAATGGAGCAAGACAGGAATTGCAAAGGTATGTAGATTACCTAAACATGCTTGAGCGAAACGGCCGGCAATTTACAGAACATGAGGTATATCCGATAGACCTGGTATCTGCACATAACCGGGAGGCAATACTTCTAAATCAGAAAAAAGCAGAAAAAGAAATAATAGAAAAAAATAAAAAGAATCCAAATATCAAGAAGGATGCCGCCAGATACAACAGGAAATACCGGTATCAAAACAAGGATTATATTATACGGGCGCCGAAAGATGCCGCAGAGATATTGGTGGAGGGTTTGAAATTAAACCATTGCGTAGGTCGGATGGGATATATAGAGGCCATGAACCGTCACGAAACGGTAATACTGTTCTTAAGGCAGAAAAAACACAGGGATGTTCCATATTATACCTTGGAGATTAAGAATGGAAAGCTTACACAAGCATATGGATATGGTGATGAAAAACCAGACTGGGAAAAGGTAAAACCTTTTTTAGAAGCGTTTCAAGAAACAAAGCTGAATATTGCAAAAAGTGAAAGAAAGGCGGGATAGAGATGGAGGAAGTAAAAGAATTTGTACAGCTAACAATTGATGATTATATGAGATATAAGAACCAGCTTATGCAGGAGCTGAATAATCTGGCAAATGGATTTATCTGTGCCGGATATTATTTAAAAAAAATAAGGGATTCGGAAGCTTACCGCAATGATGGATATGAGAATATTTATGAATTTGCCCAAAAAGAGTACGGCATAACTAGAACAGTGGCAAGCCGGTTCATGAGTATTAATGACCGCTTTTCAAAAGGTGGTTACAGCCTGGAGCTTATGGAGCAGTATAAAGGGCTGGGCTCTTCCAGACTAACAGAAATGCTGACACTGGATGTAGCAGACCATGAAATGGTGACGAATGTTACAAGGATTGAGGATATAAGGGAATTAAAAAGGTTTGAAAAGCAGGAACCCGAGGCAACAGCGACAGCGTATTGTGAATTATATTGGGATTTCTTTAGGGGAAAAGAAAAAGAATTTAATGCAGTAATGCAAACAGAGAACATACGGGATATAGCCGAGATAGTAAATCCCTCTGGAAACAAGACATGGAAATACAGGATGCTGTTTATGGCAATGAAAGAATATGATAAAGGGATATCAATTAAGGATTTGCTAAAGCCGGCACCAGAGACAATTACATGGGAGCAATTCGTTGAACAATGCCGGAGCATATTTGTATACGACTATGAGGCGGCGGGGACACCGTACGAGCAGAATTACAGAAATTCGGAATCCAAGGAAACGGAAAAGGCTGGCTTGAAAGAAACAGAGGATAAAAACAGCGCCACATTAAAGGAAAATGCGGGTCTTGGGGATTCTGGGAAAGAGAAAAACAAGAATATTGTTAGCGCGCCGGAGAAAAACAAGGAGATTGTTAATGAAAGAGCGGAAGATGAAAAAGAGGAGGACAAGGAAGAATCTAAAGCAGCGGGAACAGACAAGCCTACAGAGGTACAATCCGAGGAGAAGACAGAAGTAGTAGAGGGAGAGGTTGAAAATGAGGTGTGCGATATCGCACAAAATTGGGAATGTGCAAACAGAAAGGAATTACCAGGGAGCAGATATAGCGAAATAGTAGTAGGAAAGAGAAGGCATTTTGTTTCGGAATTAGACTTAAGAGTAGGTTCCCAAATTATGTTTTTCACATTCGCAACAGAAAAGGAAATCAAAGCAGTTGTAACGGTAGTTGATGGAATTATGGGAACAGCGATGAAAGCGTATGGATTTGAGGTGATAAGCATTGACAAAGAGAAGTAAGCGAGCAAAAGCAACAGACTTTAGTCAGAATACAAGAGAGCTCATCCGGCAGCGGGACAAGTACCAGTGTTTATTTTGTAATTTAAATAAATATGGGAAAAGCGAAGCCTCCTGGATGCTGGAAATCATGCATTACATAAACAGAAGTTCCGGGGGGCTGGGCATCCCGGAAAATGGAGTAACCGGATGTGCTTATCATCACCGGGAGCTGGATAATGGAAACAAGGGATACCGGAAAGAAATGCTGGAAGACATGAGAGAATACCTTAAAGGCATTTATCCGGGATGGAACGAAGAAAAATTATATTACAAAAAGGAGGACTTTATATGATATTTAACAAATCGGTATTTAAGAAGCTGTTGAAAGAAGCATACAAGAGCAGTGGATTACTGGTAGCAAACAAGAATGGGAGAATTGTGCTGGCCGGTGGCTGGTGGGTGATGACCATGGCAGAAGGGGTATTTACCAAAGAAGGAAAAGCTGTGCTTGTAGAATTAACAGGGCAGCTCCCGGAAGTGGGAGAGTGCTTCCGATGCACTTCTGCAGGAAATCAGATAGAGATTCCGCCGGATTATATCAACATTGACGAAGCGGCAAGCGGAGAAGCATTCAAAAAAACAATAATGACCATGGACGGACCGCTTGGCGGAATACTGCGGATATATCAGAGAGGAAATGATATCGTATGTATTAATGAAGTTGTGGAACAATTACTGGATTCGTCTGCGGCGCTGGAAGATGAAAGCGACTGTATAGATGGACCATACACAAGAACCCCGGAATTTACAGGAATGCTTTACTGGTATACTGGGGAATGTTCTTTTGCAGCATGCCCGATAGAGTGCAAAGATTCAGCGAAAGAATTTATAGAAGAGGTACAAGAGGTAAATATCCCACAATCAAAGCGTTAGCACCTGTTATACACACAGTTACTTATAAATCTTAGAACCGCCCTCTTCGGAGGGCAGAAAGGAGCGGTATGAAAGATGTGAATATCTACATATGCACGGAGTACTCCGGGAGCTTAAAATCAGGAACCGGAATGTGCCACGTTATTTTGGAAACAATGGTTAAAACAAAAAAAGGAGATGAGCCAGCCACATTAAAGGAAATCAAGACTTTTGAGGATATCACAAAAAACCGCCTAGAGCTTTTAGCTATAGATATGGCATTAAGTCATTTATCTAAAAGAAGCAGGATAACTATTTATACCGCCTCTGATTATATCACCGGTGCATTTATGCAGGGATGGCCAGATAAATGGGCAAGTAATGATTTTAAAAAGAAAAACATGCCTATAAAACATGCGGACTTGTGGAAAAGCATCATGGAACAGATAAAAAGTCATGACGTGACCGTTATAAAAGCAGACAGCACTACATACATGAAGGCACAGGCGGTCGAGTTAAGGAATTTCAAGGAAAAAAGCAATAAGAGCCGGTAAAGGCAGAGGCAATAATAGATAGCACAAGGCAGCGGGAGGCGGAGCATGACAAAAAAAGAATATAAGAAGATTATACATGAAATCTCAGCCCATGTATTTCCGCATACATATAAAGCCCTGGACACTGTGCACCCTCATGAAGAGAGCGTTAATGTGGTTGAATTTGAAAAAATAACGGAAATATTAAATAAACATGTAAAAAAGAGGGCAAAACGGAAAGAATATTTTCATAGTAAAAAGAAAGCGAGGAAAAAACATGACAGTAGGTGATTTAAGGAAAATCATGGCAGGGCTGGATGATGACACAGAATTAGAAATAAGGGATGAAGCAACAGAGGAAACATATGGTATTCACGAAATGAATGCAATGGCATTATCAGGCTGTCACACGGAAAAATACAATGGAAAAACCGGATACTGGCTACAATTTACGACTAATATAGAATTACAAACCGAATGCTACAGTGTGGACGAATCGAGCAGGGAATAAAAGGGAGGGTAAAGATGCGGTTAATTGATGCGGACAAGATAAATCCAAGTGACGTGATAGGTGGTAATAATGACTTTGCAAGCGATATAAGAAAAGCGATGCAGGACTTAATTGACAGCCAGCCTACCGCTTATGATGTGGACAAGGTTATTGAACAGTTGGAGGAGTATAAAGGTGAAGCAGAACAATTGGGAGCACTGGGGCTTGTTGTGGATATAATCGAAACTATGAAAGTAGGCGGCGTGAATAAAGTGCATTGATTGTGGAAAGCATTCAGCACAAAAGAGCAGGACATACGGACAGAGAAGTAATTTGTATAAAGCTAGAATAGAAAGGATGGGAAAAATGAGTATAGGTGAATTTTTTAAAAAAGCCCACAGCATTTGTGAAAAGCATATTGGTAAATGTACAGAATGCCCTTTAGATGAGTATTGCAGCAATGGAATATTCAATAACACAGAGAAAGATATCTTAATATTAGTAGAAATCGTTAATACAGGAGGCGACCAGGCATGACAATAAATGAATTAGCGGAATTTATAACAGAAATGATTCAGTTTGAAAAAGAGAATGGAGACTTGCAAGAAAATATAGAAAACGAGGATTGGGGTGCGCTCCAGGATGAGATATATGAGTATTTAGCTAGTTGCGATTGTGATTAGTCACAAGAAAGGAGAGATTAATATGGCAAGTGCAAGCTGGAAAACAACAGGTTTGCCAAAATGCGAACCTCGTAACATATCAGAAAGGGTTTTAGTTACATATATACCTTCACGGAACCCAAATATTCGTATAATTGCTATGGCTGTGTATATTCCAGAACATTGGTGTACGGATGAGGATTTGGGTTGGAATATCGGTGAGCGTAAATATGACTATGAATATAATGCGGAACAGGATTCATACTGGATTCCAGGCGGTTGGTATGAAACAGTTGAAAATTTAATTGATGATATAGGTTACATTGCTATAGATGGCGAAGTTACAGCCTGGGATAGACTGCCTAAACCTTATAAAGAGAAGATTATGGATTTTAGCAGAATAGGGGAAGGACAGTAAAGGAGAGTGATGAAAAATGTTGCTGATTGATAAATCTGATGCGCTGAAAAGATTTATAAAGGAAGTGGAAGACAGCGGAAACAATTGTATACATATAAACGAGATTAAAAGGTTATTATCAGATGTTCCTACTGCATACCGGATAAAAGAGGATGATGCTTATCCAGATTTGCAAGTTAAAGAAGTTATGGTCAATTTAAAAAATCATGATTTTGATGTGCTTGGAGCTTATAAAATGGACAAAAAGGAAACAAAAAAAGCTGTTAGATGCTTTTACCGATAAAGGTATTTTTTTAACAAAGGTTGATACCAACGCTGTAAGAATTAGAAATATGACAAATGAGGAATTGGCAGAGTTCCTTTGCAAAGTAAAATCAGATTATCAATGGGCAGACCATGAATTTCCAAGCGAGGACGCTTGTGGAGAATGGGAGGAATGGTTAGAAAGCGGGTGTGATGTGGAATGAATGATAGATATTTACACAAAGCGAAAACAAAATGTATAGTCGATACATACAATTTTGGGAAAGAAGATGGTGAATGGGTAAAAGGGTATTTATACTGCGATACTGGAAAATGGGTTATAAAGCAATTTGAATATGACAGAGCAGATTATGTGTGTTATGAAATTGACCCTTCTACCATCTGCCAATGCACCGGCTTACCTGACAAGAACGGCAAGAAGATTTGGGAGAATGATATTGTCAGACTTCATCAATTCTTATTTGACGGAAGTGAATATGAGAAAGAAATTCTTATTTCAATCGAATATATAACAGAAATGCTGTGTTTCGGTGCAAATTTAATTGAAGCAAAAGAAATAAAAAGATACATGGGTTACGAAGATGAAGATATAGAAAAGGTTGTAATTCCATTTAATGATTTTTATGGGTTGCATGATGAGAGTTTCGAGGTGATAGGTAACATTTTTGACAATCCGGAATTACTGGAAGGAGGTACAGAATGAGAATTTTATCACAAGACGGAATGTATGATTACCCATACGAGCAATCAGTAGTTGTTATAGATGGAACAGAAATAAGATGCTGCTTATGCGTAGGCTTAAATGATGTTGGTACAATAATGGCAAGATACTCCACTGAATCCAGAGCGAAAAAGGCAACGGAGATGTTACGTGAAGCATACGAAGCTTCTTTGTGGACGCAAACGCATTACGATAATTCGGCACAAGCAAATGTTTCTGATTTATTTATATGTAACACTATTTTCCAATTCCCGGCAGATGAAGATATGGAGGATTAAGCAAATGACAGAACAGGAAGCGTTTAAATATTTACTTTCAGAAGCTCTTCAGGAAATTTCTGAAACGGTAGAAGGATTAGACAGAAGGGAGTTAATAAAAAATGACAGAGGAAAAACTCAAATTTGCAAACATGTTAAAAGAAAAAATAGATAAATTAGATAAAGAAATTAATTTGCTAATGGATATATATCCACCTATTAGGAGTTCTGGTAGCCTTAGAAAAGGCACAAGAGGGTGGAGACAGAAAATAAGAGAAAAAGGTCTTGTATTCAAAAAGGTATGGGATGAATACGAGATTGAATTATCCAACGAAGATATCAGAACATTAATTGACATTAGGACGGCAGAGACAGAAGCATTGAAGCAGGTTTTAAATGAATTAGAATAGGAGGCAGGGAATGACAGAACAGGAAGCAATTGAAGAAATAAAACATTGGACTAATATATTAATGTCTGCCGGGAGTAAATGCGTATTAGAAACAGCGGAAGCACAAAAAATGGCTATAGATGCTCTTGAAGAAATCCAAAAGTATAAAAATATAGGAGTATCGAGTGCTGATGAATTGGAGCAAGATTTGTTATTGTATAAAGCTGATAGCGTAGTTTTAAAGCAATATAAGGCAATCGGCAAAATAGACGAATGCCGGGAAGTTAGAGAGAGGCAGATACCTAAAGAGCCTAAATTATATGGGGATTTAGAAGATGGAAAAATGTTATGTGCAAGCTGTAATGAAGATTTAATGGATTTAGCAGAATGCGGATTTAACTATTGCCCTTACTGTGGGCAGAAATTAGATTGGAGTGGGATTTAATGAGACTGATTGATGCAGACTATTTCAAAGAACAGATTGCGAAAGCAACTTTAAAAAGCAATATTGAACCAAAGAAAGGGCTGGCGTTGATGGAATTAGTAGATGCGCAGCCAACCGCATATGATGTAGGCAAGACTTTGGAAAATTTGAAAGAATACACACAAGAAGCAGAGGAATTTAATGTATCTGGCATGCTTGCAGATATAATGGAAGAGGTAAAAATAGGGGGATATAAATGACCAGAGAAGAACTATTAAAGATAGCAAAGCCTATATTATTTAACACCGATATGGTAAAGGCAATACTGGACGGGAGAAAGACGGTTACAAGGCGGGTGTTAAAACATCCATTTGAAATCCACCCAAATGGTTACATAACAAAGCCAAGGGGAAATGAAAGACTTTGCCCTTATGAACCGCCTTACCAACCGGGAGATATCCTGTATGTGCGTGAAACATGGAACGTATGGACTGGTGGATATATTTACAAAGCATGGAGCAAACCATTTCCACAAGCCGGATGTTATCCTGAAACGAAGTGGCATCCATCTATACATATGCCAAAAGAAGCTGCCAGAATCTTTCTGAAGGTTAAAGATGTTCGTGTGGAGCAGTTGCAAGATATAACACCAGATGATGCCGTAAAAGAGGGAACGAAAGAAACATTTCCCCCATTGGCAGCAGATGAATTTAGAGATATTTGGAATTCCACTATTAAGAAATCCGACTTTGGTAAATATGGCTGGGGTGCTAACCCTTGGGTTTGGGTGATAGAATTTTCAAAAATGGAGGCGGAGCAATGAAAGATGAGAAAGCTATAAAGCATTTAAACAAATTAGGAAAATACTGTATGGACAGAACATTATGTGAAGGATGTGTATTTAGAAATATTCGACATGAAAACAAATGTCCTATAGCACTGGCATTAGAGCTCACAGAAAAATTAAGAAAAGGAGAAAAATAATTGAAAATATACATAAGTGGACCGATAACCGGAACGGATGATTATTTAGAAAGATTCAATCGAGCCGAAGAATATTTGACAGAACAGGGATATACTGTTATTAATCCGGCAAAGGTAAATAGCAACCTTCCGCCAGACACATCACACGAGAACTTTATGGAAATGTGTTATGTGATGCTGGACATGGCGGATTCTATATACATGTTACCGGGCTGGGAAAAGAGCAAAGGTGCATGCATAGAATATGGCTATGCAAAAGCAAAAGGACATACAATTTGGGAAAATGATGTTCCAGAGTTACCCAATGCAGAGTATTTAAAAAGCACATGGTCATAGAAATAAAGGCAGCGGGACAAGGAGGGCAATATGAAACATATATTATTGCAATATATAGATTTGGTACGGGAAAAAGAGGAAATTCAGCAAAGGATAAATAAATTGCAAGGAAAACTTGAAAAAATTAATAAGGAGGGAAATGCAAGGGATGCAGTAAAAGGAGGGGAAGGAGGCTGGAAAACATTTCATATTGATGGATTCCCGGTTGCAGACGAAGACGAAACAAAGTATCTGCTAAACAAGAATATTAGGCTTTTGCGACAGCGGGAAAATGAAATAGATGAAAAGGTTCTATTGGTAGAAGAATATCTGAACACATTAGATGATAGCCGCATGCGCCGAATGCTTACTAAGCGTTACATAGAAGGAAAGAAATGGTATCAGGTGGCAAATGAGATGGGAAAACGGTATACGGAAGACAGTTGCCAAAAGCAAATGGAACGCTTTTTAAAAAATTTATAAAACTTTGTCGGAAATGTCGGCTCAAAATGTGATATAGTTAGGCTAGAAAAGGTGTGGACGAAAGTTCATGCCTTTTTTGCTGTATAAATCATGAAACTCTGGTGCTGTATGAAACTTAGGACAGCACCAGCCTCCATTGGGAAGGAAAGGTGAGCTGGATGGCTAAAGGAAAATATGAATATTGGCTTACATCAGAAGGCTTGCTGAAATTAGAGGGCTGGGCCAGGGATGGACTGACAGAGGAACAAATAGCAAAAAATATGGGCATTTCACGTTCAACATTAAATGAATGGAAGAAAAAATATCCGGACATTTTAAACACCTTAAAAAAGGGGAAAGAAGTTGCAGATAGAAGCGTGGAAAATGCACTATATGAAAGTGCGATTGGGAAAAAATACAAGGTTAAGAAGCCAATTAAGGTGAAAGAGGTTCAATATAAGGACGGGAAGAGAGTGAAAGAGGTAGAACATATAGAATATGCCGAGGAGGAAATAGTGATTCCTCCAAATACGACGGCACAAATATTTTGGCTAAAAAACCGAAAACCGGATGTATGGAGGGATAAACAGGACGTCCATGTAAAAGATGATACAGATAAGAAAAAGAAGGTAGATAACATTGCCAGTATTTTGGAGCAGATGAAGCCTGTAAAAGAGGGTGATTAATTGTTAAAACTATCACCAAAATTTAAAGATTTTGTTCTGACGGAAACTAAGAGGGATTATCTGGAAGGAACCACTGCAGCCGGAAAAACAACTGTAGGAATCTTTAAATTTATGTTAATGGTTGCAAAAAGTGATGTTAAACATCATGTCATGGCCGGAACTGATATTGGAACATTAGAAAAAAATGTAATTAATGCGGAGAAGGGACTCTTAGAACAATTTGAAGGACTGTCAGAATATTATGGAAACGGTAAAGGTTCAATCCGGCTTCCCCACATTGAATACGACACCCCAAATGGAAAAAAGATCATATATGTATGTGGATTTGACGACAAGCGGCGCTGGAAAAAAGTGTTAGGCTCCCAATCAGGATGTGTATATATAGATGAGGTCAATATTGCAGATATGGAGTTTATGCGTGAAATAACGCACAGATGCAAATACATGATGACAACCAGTAATCCGGACAGTCCGGATTTAGATGTGTATAAAGAATTTATTAATCGAAGCAGACCGCTAAAACGGTATGTGAAAGACTATCCGGAAGAGTTGTTAAGTGAACTGTCAGAACCGGAGGTAACCGGATGGATTCACTGGTATTTTACCTTTTATGACAATGCCGGCATGACGGATGAAGAGATACAAGAAAAGATAGATTCGGTTCCACCGGGAACAAAGATGTACAAGAATAAGATTCAGGGGCTACGAGGAAAAGCAACCGGTCTGGTATTTGCGATATTTGATAAAAGAGTACACTGTATCACAAAAGAAGAGGCGTTGAAGTTAAAGAAAAATGGGAAAAAGAGAGAATCAGAGGAATGGTTTGAATACTATACCAGTGGATTGGATACCGCCTATTCTACTCAGTCCCTGGATACTATAGCAATGAGCTTTTCAGGCATAACAAATAAGGGTAGGTTTATCCTTTTAGATGAAAAGGTTTATAACAATTCAGAAATCGGGGTTCCACTAGCTCCGAGTGATACTGTAAAAAATTATGTGGACTTTCTTGAACGTAACCGGAAAGAATGGGGGTTTGCAAAAAATGTATTTATTGATTCGGCAGACCAGGCGACCATTACGGAAGCGAAGAAATATAAGCGGGGACACCCAGAGTGTTTATATATATTTAATCCGGCATGGAAAAAAACAACAATCATAGACAGAATCATACTGCAGCTTGGGTGGATGAATTATAACAAAGAAAAAGGAATCCAACCCGATTTTTGCATTTTAGAAAACTGTAAGGCTTACCAGCAAGAACTTAATAAATATAGCTGGAAGGAAGACAAGGACCAGGAGCCGGAGGATGGAAACGACCACGTGATAAACAGCGTGCAGTATTCGTGGCTGCCCTACAAAAATAAGATTGGAGGAAAGGGAAATGGTAAGTAGCATAAATCTGGTAGTAATTTGTTTAACAATCACATTAAACATTTCAATGATTTGCAACACGGTGAGAGCTGTATTTGAAAGGAGAAGGTAGAATGAATTGGATTCAAAGCTTGCTGGTAAAATTATTACATATTATTCCGGCAATGGAAAAAGAAATAACGATTAAGGAAGCGTATACGTTTCAGCAAAATATAATGAAAAACAGAATCTGGTACAACGGTGAGCCAGCAGAATTGGAACAATTTTTTAAACGATACGCTGTATGGGGTGTAAATAATACCCGGTTCTGGTCGGCGGTGCCAAATAGTCAAATTCGAAAAATACATTCAGGTATTGTCAGCATGGTAATTGACCGGTACAAAGACATGGTAACTTCAGACATTACCGGTATTGATTTTGGAGAAGAGGGGAATGTCACTCCGATTAAGGATTTATGGGAAGAAATAGCGGAAGATAACAATTTTTTAGATATCCTTTCAGAAGCGGTACAAAGTGCTTTAATTGCGGGAGATGGAGCTTTTAAGATATCGACTGATGAAGTGAGCGAATACCCTATCATCCAGTTTTATGACATGGAAAATGTAGAATACCAATACCGGTATGGCAGGCTTGAGGAAATAAAATATTACACGGATTATGTGAAAGACAAAAAAGGATACCGTCTTCAGGAGTCTTATGGTCATGGATATATCCATTATAAATTGTACACAGACAAAGGAAAAGAATGCAACTTAAAGGACCTGGAGGAAACAAAGCACCTTACAGACATTGAATTTGATGGGGATTTTATTATGGGCGTTCCTTTTATGATATTTAAATCCACAAAATGGAAAGGAAGAGGTAAAGCTTTGTTTGACACAAAATCAGACGTGTTAGACGCATTAGATGAGGTAATAAGCCAATGGTTGGACGCAATCCGTTTAGGTCGTATTAAAAGATACATCCCAGAGGACCTTTTGCCACGGGATGAGAATACCGGAGAAGTTATGTCGGCAAATCCGTTTGATAATGATTTTTTGTCTTTACAATCCTCAATGGATGAAGGAGGAAAAAAAGAGGTTACGATTTCCCAACCGCAAATCCTATATGAAGCCTATGTTAACAGCTATACAAGTTATATGGATATGGTGCTGCAGGGCATTATTTCCCCCTCTACATTAGGCATTGATTTAAAAAAGACTGATAATGCGGAATCACAAAGGGAAAAGGAGAAGATAACGCTTCATGTCCGTCAAAAGATTATCGAAGCTATAACAGAGACGGTGCCACAACTGATTGAAAAGGTTTTGATGACCAATGATATATTATGTGGCCGCTATCCGGGAGAATATGATGCTGCAATCAAGTTTGGAGAATACGCCTCTCCAGACTTCGATAGCACTGTAGAAACCGTATCAAAAGCAAGAACAGCCTCTATAATGAGTATTGAAAAAGCAGTGGAAGAACTGTACGGGGACACCATGACAGATGAGGAGAAGGAAGAGGAAATTAAGCGTTTGAAAGAAGAACAGGGAATAGTAGAAGTGGAGGAACAAAAGGTAGGAGACGACCTTATAGACCAGCAGAATATTATAAATGGCGATAAAAACAAGTTATCAAGTGAGGGGGGGCAAAATTAAATGGAGCACAAATACAGTCTTTGATGAATGTGATAACAATGGTAAAGCAGGGAAGTGTTACACGGAACGAAGCAATTGCCATAATCACATCTACATTAGGGATATCAAGAGAATCAGCAGAATCATTTATAGAAAACAATGGAGTGAATGTATGAAAGTATTGATAGATAAAAAAATTTACCAGATGGGGACAAATGAGTATAGAAGGCTTTTGGATATAGCAAAGGAGCAAATGCCTAAAGGAATATATGCAATTGAAAAGAAGGGCTATGCCGAATTGAAAAACAAACCAGCGAGGTCCACAACCGAGTTAATGCGGGATGTTAAAAGCTATAAGCTGTTAGGATTTAAGGTACATTACAACAGGTGAGTAGGTGCGATATCGCACAGAATGAGGTGATAATATGCCGGATTACGATATTGTAGAAGCATTTGAAAGAATTGAAAAAGAATTGATGGAGTCCATGATTCGTAATCTGGACCATCACCGGGCAATGGAGACAGATGAAGGCTTTGAATGGAGCCAGTGGCAAGTAGAACAGCTGAAAGCCCTGGAAAATTATAAGAAAAAGAATAAAAAGAAGTATGGCACCCAGTTTAAAGATATTAATAAGCAACTGGGTGCTTTAATTTATCTGGCCAGAAGCCAGGGCAATATGGAGCAGGAAATAAAAATACTGGAAGCCATAAAAAAAGGATTTACAGATTATCATAAACCATCCAAGAAGACAGCTGCAATAGATGCAGCCTTTTTTCGTGTGAATGATAAAAAAATAGATGCTTTGATAGAAGCGACCACTAAAGACTTTGAAAAAGCAGAATATGCAATGCTTCGCCGTGCAAATGACCAGTACCGTAAGGTGATATACAATGCTCAGGTATATGCCAATGCTGGTGGTACGACATACGAGAAGGCGGTAGACATGGCAGTACAGGATTATCTTAAGGCCGGTATTAACTGCATTGAATATTCTAACGGTTCCCGACATACCATGAAAGATTATGCAGACATGTGCATCCGGACTACCACCAAACGTGCGTATTTGACCGGAGAAGGCGAAAAAAGGAAGGAATGGGGGATTTCTCTTGTTATTATGAATAAACGAGGAAATCCATGCCCTAAATGCCTTCCTTTTGTGGGGAAAATAATGGTTGATGATGTGTGGTCGGGAGGAAAACCGGATGGCAAGCATATGCTGATGAGTACGGCAATAGCAGCGGGATTATATCACCCACGTTGTAAAGACAGTCATACGACCTATTTTGAGGGAATAAATACAAAAGGTGCACCATACACCAAAGAAGAAAAAAGGCAGGTTATAGAAGACTATAACCAGGAACAAAAAGCAAATCAGGCAAAGAGACAGGCAGAACAGCAACAGAGAATGGCTGATATGATGCTGAATAAAAAAGACAAGCAAAAGCATCAACGGCAGGCGGACTTATGGGAAGAAAAAGAAAAAAATTATTCTAAACAAAGCATAGAACAATGTAATGAGAGGGTCACGTCTGCAATTTGTAAGAATTATGAATACAGAAGGATGGAAAAAGGATTACATCTTACTCCATTGGAAGAAATAGTAGAAACAAGTTCCGCTCCACGAGTAAACTTAAATGGAATGGATAAAACAATGGCGCAAAGTACGGCAGAACAGCTTGAAAAATTAACAAAAGAATATGAAACAATGCTCCAAAGCGTAGAAATTGCAAAGTTTCCACCGGAATTAGATTCGGTATTGGCTATGACGGAACCAAATCTAAGTATCCAATCGGCTTCCATGACATTTAATTATAAAAATGTTAAAAACCGTGATAAATTTATGGAGCGTATGGGAAAAGCGGTTAAACGAAGGCAATATCCAAGTATAAATTCTGAAGATTATGACAAATATGCTACTACTCACGAATTTGCACACAGCATGTTAGATATGCATTCCAAAACAAAAAATTTTGTTAATGCAGATACTTTGCGTATTAAAACTGCAAGGGAAGAAATGCAGAAAATCCGAAGTGGATATATAGAGGAACTTGCAAAAGCGGAAAAAGAGTGGAAAAGTGCAGAAACAAAAGCACTTGAGACATTTAATGAAAAAGATTGGGAAATTGCAAAACAGGCAAAAGAAAGGTATGATTCATTATTTATAAGCAAATACGCAGATACAAGCGATGATGAATTTATAGCTGAAGCATTCACAGAGGCTAAGTTGGGAAACAATCCTTCAGAATATTCTAAGAAAGTAGAAGCTGTTTTTGACAAATATTTCAAAAAGCAACCATCAAGTAATAAATATATTGAGTGGGAAAATACGGATGCTTATCATAAGACATTGAAGGATGACGGCAGAGAAGATTTTGGAGATTTCAATATACCTTCAATAAAAAAGAGTTTGGATGAAAATAAGAGAATGCTGCATGATTTGAAAAATGACTTCTCACCTGTAACATTAGCCCAGCTTCCAACAGAACATAAGTGGAATGTGAAGGACATTATAAAAAATGCACCCAATGATGTTAAGAAGATTATTGATGAGTATTATGATGATATTAATATCATTAGTTTCAATCCATACAAAGGGAAAGCACATTATTCAAGAAAAGATAAGGCAATACGTATCGATATAGAAAAAGCGGCAAAGGATGAAAGAGGTGCATATACACCACTATTTCATGAAATTGGACATAATATCGACCATTTGTTAGGAAACATATCTCACACAAGAAATTTTGGAGAAATACTTAGAAAAGACTTTAATGATGTTGTAAAGGAATATATGAAGGTATATAATTGTGATATAGATACAGCATATAGAGACATTGGGAAAATGACGAATGGAAATAAATATCATTCCATATCTGATATATTAAGTGGAATAATCGACCATAAGTATCTACCCGGATATAGGCATGAAGCTGAGTATTGGGAAAATCAATATAAATTAGAACACGAGGCATTTGCACATTTCTTTGAAGCATATGTAAGAAACGATACTATAATGATTAAAAATCTTACACAAATGTTTCCGAGAGCAATCGAGGTATTTTTAGAAATGTTAAAGGAGGTATAATATGTTACCGGATTTTTTAAGGAGAGAGTATAAGCACGAAGAACTTCCAGAAGAAAAGAAAAGATTTGATGTATTACAGGAACAGTACTTTGAAAAATTTAATAGAGGTTTTTCAACATCAGGATTCTGTTATTCATGGGATGAATGGAGTGAAAAAGTAGAATATTGTTTAGAGCATGATGTTTTGATGGAAGAACTAACAGGAGAGGCGCTAACATAACCTGGACAATTTTAAAAAAAATAAAACTTTGTCGGAAATGTCGGCTCAAAATGTGATATAGTTAGGCTAGAAAAGGTGTGGACAAAAGTCCATGCCTTTTTTGATACAAAAAATAATGTGCGATATCGCACAGGAAAGGAGAAAGGGATGACGGGAAAAGCTGTAAAAGTAAAGGTTGTAAAACCATACAAAGATATGCAGAAGATGTTATTGTTTCATGAAGGAGAAGAGCATGAAGTCACAGAACAGCGTGTGAAGGAACTTGTAAAGGCTGGTGTTGCTGAGGTGCTGGATGACAAAAAGAATAACCCGCCACCAAAGGCAGCGGGAATTAAATAGCTATAAGTAGGTAAAGAGCTGATAAGAACTCTTATTTTTATGCTTATATTCGCCTCTTTGGCATTTCGGGCGAAAACTGTAAAGGAAAAAAGAAACCGGACTGAACCGGGATAAAAAATGTGTTTAAGGAGGAATGAAGATGACAAAGGAGCAGTTTATTGAAATTGGACTGACAGAAGAGCTGGCAAAAAAAGCGGCAGAGAAATCAGCAGAGGAGTTAAAGGGTTATATTCCGTATGACCGATTCCAGGAAGTTAACGAAGCAAAAAAGAAAGCAGAGCAGGATGTCAAAGACAGAGATAAGCAGATTGAAGAAATTAAAAAGTCTGCCGGGGATAATGAGGCATTGCAGAAGCAGATTGAAGAGCTTCAGAAGACATCAAAAGAGGCAGAAGAAAAGTATCAGACAGAGCTTAAGGATACCAGGCTTACGAATGCGATTAAACTTGCAATTGCGGGTAAAGCACACGATGAGGACCTGGTAGCCGGCCTTTTTGACAAGACAAAACTTATATTAAGTGATGACGGAAAGGTAACAGGAATTGACGAACAGCTTAAAACTATTAAAGACAATAAAGCGTTTTTGTTTAAAGAGGAAGCAAAACCGGATAAACCCGGATTTCGCAAAGTGGGCGGAAATCCACCGGGAAATCATGGGGATGGAGAGGTATCTTTAAAGGATGCTATCGCCGCACATTTCCAGCAGTAAAGAAAGGATAAGGTGAAAAAAGTATGGCAATTTTATTAGCAGATGCAAAAGAACGTACACAGGATGCGCTACAGCAGGGAGTTATTGATGAATTTAGAAAGTCCAGCTGGCTCATGGACCATATTACATTTGATGATTCTGTGAATCCGTCTGGAGGAGGAACAACGCTGACATATTCTTATACAAGGCTGAAAACACAGCCAACAGCGGCATTTCGTGCTGTAAATTCGGAATACACACCGCAGGAAGTAACAACCGAAAGACACAATGTTGATTTAAAGATATTTGGCGGAGCATTTGAAATTGACCGTGTGATTGCAAATATGGGTGGCGTGGTAGATAACGTACAGTTGCAGATACAGCAGAAGATTAAGGCAGCAAATGCATTGTTTAACGACACGTTTATTAATGGTGATTCTGGCACGAATGAAATAGCCTTTGATGGATTAGACAAAGCAGTTACCGGTTCGGATACAGAGTTTGTATTAGATACAGCTCTGGATATGAGTAGCGCTGCGATGATTAAGGAAAATTATGTAGAGTTTATGTTTTATCTGGATAAATTCCTTAAAAAGCTGGACGGAACACCGAGTTTTATCGGTGGAAATACAGATTTTATTTCGGTTATCCAGCTCTGTGCAAAGCTTGCAGGCAGATTTCAGGAGACAAAAGACGATTTTGGAAGACCAATTGAAACGTATAACGGAATCCCGTTAGTTGATTTTGGAACGAAACCTGGAACAAACGAGCAGGTGATTAAGACAGATGAAAGCGGTATCAGCTCACTTTATTTTGGCCGGCTTGGATTAGACGGAATCCATGCGGCATCAGAAGCTGGTGGTTCGCCGGTAAGAACATGGCTTCCGGATTTTGCAACTGCGGGGGCAGTAAAGAAGGGTGAAGTTGAGATGCTGGCCGCTATTGCTTTAAAGGCATCGAAAGCGGCAGGCAAGTTTACAAATGTTAAGATAGCATAAGGAGGGTAACACATGAAGATTTATAGTCCAAATAAGCAATATAACGGAGTGTCAGCCTCTGTTACGTTTGTGAATGGCCAGGGAGAGACTGACAACCCACATCTTATTAAGTGGTTTAAAGAACACGGATATAAGGTGGGCACAGATAATGCCACTACCACAAAAAAAGAGAATAAGGCAGCGAGCCCAATGAAACCGGAGGAAGTTGATGTTACAGATTTTTCAAGTATGGATGAGGACATGCTTAGAGCTTATGCAGAGGAGAATGACATTGATATTGGGAAAGCTACCACCAGGGACGGTATTCTCTTGAAGATTAAAGAAGCCTCCCAGAAATAGGAGGGGTGTAATATGGCATACGAACCATATGCAGACGCAGCCTATTATCAAACGGTGCATAGTGGTGATATTCCGGAAGAGGAATTGAAGAAAGCTTTAAAAAAGGCTAGCAGGCATATAGATGTTCTTACTTATAACCGGATTGTAGGTAAAGGGTTTGGAAGGCTAACGGAATTTCAACAAGAGGTTATCCGTGATGTTTGTTGTGAATTGGCAGATTTTGAGTATGAAAATGAAGATATGATTAGCAGCATTCTGCAAAGCTACAGCATTAACGGGGTTTCTATGACCTTTGGTGAAGGTTGGAACCTTGTGTGTAAAAATGGTGTGGCTATAAAAAAAGATACCTACGAGTTCCTGTGTCAGACTGGTCTTTGCACAGCGAGATTGGGGGTATTGTAATGAGATATCCATGTTTAGTACAAAAGAGATTTTGCAAGACAAAAATTCGTGTAGAACTGGACCAGGAAGGCACAGGAAATTATGGCGCTCCCCTGGAACCGGTTATATTTGAGGGAAAGTGCAATTATCAGGATTGTTCAAAGACGATATTAACAGACGAAAAGAAAGTTATTCAGTTAACCGGTGTGGCCCTATTCCCTGGTGACATTGCTCCGGAACTACCAACCTTAAGCGGAGGTTTCGCAATAGTAAACGGGGTAAGGCGGAGAATACAACAGGGCATGAAAGCTAAAAATCCGGATGGTACGGTAAATTACTGCAAACTGGAGTTGATTTAATGGCGGCGGTAAAAAGCACGGTCAAATTAGACCGAAGAAAAATAAGGTTGCTGGATAAAGCGGCAACAAGTGCATTGGAGAAGACAGCGGAAGCACTTCACACAGAAGTTGTACAATCGGAAATAATGCCGAGGGATACAGGAACGTTGCAAAACGAAAAAACTTTTGTAGATATATCGGAAAGTGCAACTGGATATGTTGAATTGGTTACAGAAGGACCGTATGCAAGAAGGTTATATTTTCATCCGGAATACAATTTTCAAAAGTACGAAAATGCATTTGCATGTGGAAAGTGGCTGGAACCGTGGCTGCCCGGTGGGATATCAGAGGATTTTGCCCAACAAACATTTAATAAGTTATACGAGAAGGAGGCGGGTATCTAATGTTTTCTTTAAAGGATGCAGCTGATTATATCGCTTCGCTTGGAATCGTAAATAATGACCATGTATGGATTGGAAAGCTGCAGGACAAGGCAGACGAAAGCCTTGGAGTATATCCTCTTCATAGAAGTGGAATGCCAAGGATTCCAATAGGTGGCTTGAAAAACACAGACCATGATACAAAAAGAATCAGTATTCTAATACATTGGAATAGAAACGTAGTGGCATCGGAAGAAATTGCTGCTTGTCTTTATGAAAAAATTAGAGATACAAAAAATGTAGCAGTAAACGAGCAAAAAATCATGTTTATCCAGATGCTGGTGCCGGAGGCGGTTCCAGTGGGAACGGATGAGAATGGGATATATGAGTATGTGATTGAAGCGGAGATTTATTATGAGAAAGGATGAGTGAGGAAAATGGATGAAATCAGGCAGGGTGTTAACCCGGTAAATGAGATTGAATTTGGAGTGTGTACCACAGGAAGACCAGAAGAGCTTACATCGGCAACGTATGATACGGTGAAGGATGCGGAATCTTTGGCTATATCGATTGATGGTTCTACAGAAGAATGGAATCCGATGGATACAAAGGGATGGATGAGGCGGTTGATGACTGCAAAGTCGCTTAGTATCAGTATGGGAGGAAAACGGAACTACGGGGACAAAGGTAATGATTATGTAGCAGGGCTTGCATGGAAGCTTGGACAGGATTGTAATTCGGCTATGAAGATTACATTCCCTAATGGTGATGCATTGATTATCCCGTGCGTAATCAATGTCACATCTATGGCGGGAGATTCCACTGCGGTGGATGCTCTTGAATGGGAAGCGTTATCAGACGGTAAGCCAGAATATGTAGAATATCAATCTGTTTAAGATATTCGCATAGTTTGAGAACCTTGTAAGTTATGAAAAAATAAGGAGAAGGAATTTCCCTTCTCCTTAATGGGAAAAGGAGATAGAAATATGGGGAAAATGATTGACATTTCAAGCAAAATTACAAATCAGGAGCCTGTGGTAAAAATCACAGATGATATTATCGTTACTGTAAATAACAGAAAGCAGACAATATTGAATATTCAGGCGATGGTGAGAGAGTATGAGAAAAAGGAGAAGGAAGACGGAGAAAAGTATAACGAGATGGCTTTTATTAATAAGGCCATGCAGATGCTTGTAGGTGCTACAAATGCGGAGAAAATTGAGGAGCTAAATCTTCCTCTTCCAGAGTATAAATTCATCTACAATACCATTATGGAGACTGTAAATATGGAGGTAGATGGAGAGACCCCCAAGTAAGAATGATGAATGTTACTTTGATATATTAGATGACTGGGAGTTAATTGAAAGCTCTTTTGCCAAGCAATACGGTATCCGGTTGCGGCAGGAAGAAGACATGTCATGGGCAGAGTTTTGCTCCTTGCTGAGCGGACTTATGCACGATACACCGCTCGGCAGGATTGTGGCAATCCGATCAGAAAAAAATCCAAAAACAATTAAAGAATTTACTAAAGAAGAAAGAGAAATCCGAAACAGGTGGCTGATTCGGAGGAATAAAGAATTAAAGAAAAATAAAGCAGCCTATCAGGAATACTGGAAAGGTTTTCAGGAATGGGCGAAACAAACATTTAAATAAATCAGTATAGGAAGGAGGTAGAAAGTGGGAGAGGATAAAACAAACGTAGGAATAATCAACTTAGGGTTGGATATAAATAAGACATTGTTTAATAAACAGTTGAATGGGATTGCAAGCGGCGCACAAAAAATGGTTACAGGAGCCTTTAAACCAATAGGAAGAATGATAGGCGGAGCTCTGGCTGTCGGTTCGGTTGTAGCATTCACAAAATCATGTCTTGATTTAGGTTCCAATTTATCTGAGGTTCAGAATGTTGTAGATGTTACATTCGGCTCTATGGCGGGAAAGGTTAATGATTTTGCTGATACAGCGATAGAAAAATTCGGACTATCTGAAACTGTAGCAAAAAAGATGATGGGTACATATGGTGCAATGTCAAAGGCATTTGGCTTTAATCCACAAGAGGTTTACGACATGTCGGAAGCAATCACCGGATTAACTGCAGATGTGGCATCCTTTTACAACCTGGAAACAGATGAAGCATATACGAAAATGAAATCAATCTGGACCGGCGAGACGGAAACACTCAAAGACCTTGGTGTGGTGATGACACAAACCGCACTGGATCAGTATGCATTAAATGAAGGATTTGGAAAAACCACCGCCGCAATGACTGAACAGGAAAAGGTTCTGCTGCGATACCAGTTTGTACAGTCACAATTGTCGGATGCCTCTGGAGATTTTGCACGAACCTCTGATGGCTGGGCAAACCAAGTTAGAGTGCTGACATTAAGATTTCAACAATTAAAGGCAACACTTGGACAAGGTTTTATTAATTTATTTACACCCATCGTAAAAATGATAAACACATTTATTGCAGGCTTACAGGGGGCTGCAAATGCATTTTTACGGCTTACAGAGATTATAACCGGGAAAGAATCTGGTAGCCTAGGAAGCGTAACATCAGATATGGGAGATATATCAGGTGCCGCCGGTGATGCCAGCGATAATATCTCTAATATTGGTGATTCGGCAGCGGGAGCGGCGAAGAAAGCGCAACGTGCTTTGATGGGCTTCGACCAGATTCAGAAGTTGAGTGAAAATAGCTCTTCTAATGGTTCTGGTGGAAGTACGGGAGGTGTAAGCTCAGCTGGAAGCGGTGCAATTGCAAGCGAGCTTTCAAAAGCAAACGAAGAGGCAAGCAAACTGGAAAAAAATCTGGTTGAAATGGTTGATAAAGTTAAAAAGGCTTGGCAGACGGGCGATTTTACCGAGATTGGTGAAATGATTGGCCAAAAAATTAATGAAGGGCTTGGAAGCATTGGCTGGGACGATATTAAGGAAACGGTAAAAAAAATATCAAAGTCTGTAGCAACTTTTTTAAATGGCGCAATCGGGGAGACGGATTGGAGTTTGGTCGGCGGAACAATTGCGGAGGGCATTAATACCGGAGTTTTGGGCATAGATACATTTTTGACCACATTCGATTGGAAAAATGCCGCAAAAGCCGTAGCAGAAACCTTTAATGGTTTTTTAAATACAACAGATTGGGAATTGATAGGACAAACCATTGCGGATGGGATTAACTCAATTACCGATTTCCTTGTTACCCTTGTAAAAGAAATTGATTTTAAAGCGGCGGCTGATGCGGTAGGAGAAACATTCTCTGGATTTTGTAAGAATATTGATATGGGGGATGCCGCCAAGGTGATACTTACTGTTCTCTCAACGAAACTTGCGTTAAAAGCCACAAAGGAATTATTTGATACAGCAGGAAGTAGTATTTCAAAAGCATTGGCAAAAAAACTGGCTGAAAAGATGTCAATTGAAATAGGAGAAGAGGCTGGAATCGGAACAGCCATCAAAACCGGAATTGTAAATGCAATTGAAACATGTGGTGGATTATCCGGAATCGCAACTACAGTCGGAACAACATTATCAACAGCTCTTACAACAGATTTACCACTTCTGTTTGGGGCTGGAACTTTTGCAGAATGTGCCACTGCAATAGTGGCAGGATTTGCGGGTGCGGTTGCAGCAGCATTTGTAGGTTGGAATTTGGGAAATTTTATCTATGAATGTGTTACGGGAGAGGATACTAACGATATTGAATGGGGTGATTATCTAGGAGAAAACTTCCACATTAGCGAGTGGGGAGACGCAATCAAGCAACTTATTATTGATGGTGCTAAAAATTGGAATCCTATTCAGTGGATTTATGAAGCAATAACCGGAAAAGAACATCAAGAAAACTCGGGATTTGATTTTTATGTGAATGTGGTCGGAAGCATTGACGCAGGAGCAAAGTTAATTAAAGATTGGTTTAGCGAAAAAAAGGAACAGACAAAAGAATTTTTTGCAAATGCAAAAGGAAAAGTAGAATCCACTTTTACGGAAATGAAAGAAAAATGGGAATCTGTTAAAGATTCTGCTGTAACCAAGATAGCTGATGCAAAAGAAAAAATTCCTGGAGCGATAGAAGATTTGAAAGAGAAATTCAATTCTATCAAGGATTCAGAGGCAGTAAAGAAAGTTACTGGTAAAGTAGATGAATGGTTTACCAAAACAAAGGATGCATTTTCAAAACTTACCAGCGATACGGCGAAGAAAACTGTAACAGGAGCAGTAGATAAATGGTTTGATGATGCGAAAAGCAAATTTTCAAAGCTTACCAGTAATACAGCGAAAAAGACCATAACAGGAACAATAGATAAATGGTTTGATAAAGCAAAAGCTGCTTTTAACAGTGTTGGTAATAAAACAGCGGAAGTAACAGCAAAATTTAAGGATACAGCCAGTGGTTTGAAGAAAAAAGGCAAAGAAATGATTACCAAGATTATTGAAGGCTTTAAATCAAAAGTATTGCCATCCTTTAGAGTAACGTATTCTACAAATGTAAGCGCGCTACAAAAAGCGGTATATAAAGCCTTTAATTTGCCGGGATGGCCGAGTCTTCATTTCGCCGCTCAGGGAGGATTGTTTGGCAAATCTGGGGAAGTTGTAGTAACTAGGGAAAATGGCGCACCGGAACTTGTAGGAAGGTATGGCAACAAAACAGGCGTTATGAATAATGACCAGATTGTATCATCTGTATCACAGGGAGTAAGAAATGCAGTAGGCTCATCTGTGTTTCAGGCAGTTAAAAGTGCGATGGCTATATCTATTCCAAGAATGCGGACCCCGCAGCTTGCTGTGACATCGTCGAGCAGTTCAGAAGACAGGATTATGCAACGAATACTGGACACTTTAACAATTATTTCGGAAGGAGAGGCAAACGCCGAGGTGATTGCTACATTGAAGGAAGTATTAGTATTCTTAAAAACAATGGATAGAGATGTGTATATGGATGCTGAAAAAGTAACAAAGAAAGTAGAAGATGTTATAAACAGACACACCGATATAACGGGAGTGTGTCCGATTAAGACGTAGGGAGGGGTAAGGATGATACTGGAAGCAAACGGGGTGACATTGCCCGCCCCGACTGAAATAACAGTAAATGATGAAATAATATGGAGCTCATCCGCCGGCAGGTCGGCAGATGGGACAATGCTGGGTGATGTGATTGCAAACAAAAAGAATATAAGCATTAAGTGGGGTCCTTTGAAAGCAAGTGAAGTAAAAAAAATATCACAAAATATAAAACCTGGATTTTTTAAGGTTAAACTTGAAGATGAAGGGGAGACAATACAAATCAATTGCTACAGAGGAACAACTACGAAAGAGCAGATTGGTGAACTGGACGATGGAATTTTTTGGTATCGCTCGGTCAGTAGTTCTATGATTCAAAAGTAGGGAGTAAGAGAGATGAATAAAAAAATGAAAAATATTGAGATGGTGAAAAGTGTAAATTCTTTGGCGGCTTTTGTAAATAAGGATAAGATTGTACCTGTTGCCTTATCCACGGCGATTTCTGCCAATATAAAGTCGTTAACAAGGGAATTGGAACCTTATGAAGAGGAGAGAAAAAAGATTATAGCGCTTGATTCGAAGGATGGGCAGGAACGTTTTGAAGAATTGTGCAACCTGGAAGTTGATGTACCAATTCGGACGGTTGTACCGGAAATCATAGAAGAACTGGAATTATCAACAAAAGATTACATGGCATTAGAATTTATGATAGCAGGTGATTAAATGTATGAGAATGCATCACAGGAATTTAACAACATCATATCGGATTCCGGTAGAACATTTAAAGCCAAGCTTGTTCATGGGAATAATGTAATTACAGATATCCACTCTATATCTTTGTACCAGGCTGCGAATGGGGAGGATAATATAGGAATCGGCGGCGGAGTAACCAGCTACATTGATTGCATTATTGGAAATACTACATATCCGCTGGAAAATGTGGAATATGACTTGTATATTGGATTGAAAATTGCAGAGGAAAACTATGAGTTCGTGCTAATGGGAAAATTCACTCCAAAAGCTCCTAAAGTAGCCTCGGAAACCACGAGTTTTACAGCATACGACAGGATGAGTAGTACTTTTTCCGGAGGGTATTTTTCTGACATAGAAGATTACCCGGTTGATGCAAGGAATATATTGCTGGAAATAGCAGAAAAGACAGGTAACCCGATAGATATATCCACCCTTCTGAATGGAATAATGGTAGATAAAAGGATCGTGATGACGGATTCTGGGATTGGTGAAGATGGAAGTGAAATACAAACAACCACATACGAAAAGCCATTTACAGGATATACATATCAAGAGGCGATATGCTATATCGCACAACTGTATGGCAAATTTTCCAAAGTAGACAGAAATGGTACTGTTATTTTTTGCTGGTACAAAGATACTGATTTAACATACAACGCCAGCCAATATATGGATGATATGAAGGAATCGGAAACAGAGTTTGTATTAAGCGTAATAAAATGTACAACAGGGGAAAAGGAGATTGTATCTGGGGTGGGTTCTGTTGGAATATCAGTCGAAAATCCGGTTATGACACAGGAATTATTGGATGGTGTATATCAAGAGATATCCGGATACAGTTGCAAAGGTGTAGAAGTAACTCTTTTAGGAGATATCCGAATAGATACTGGAGATATTATCCAGATAAATAAAGGAAACTCCGTGATAGATGTTCCGGTAATGAAATTAGAGACATACTATGACGGAGGAATAAGCCAAAAAGTATATTCGTTTGGAAATGTTAATGAAGTAGAAGAGAAAAAAGGACCGACTGCACAGCGACTGGACAGGATGTATAATGAACTTCTTTTGGTAAAAGAAGTGGTGGCTAATAAGGTATCTGTTTACAGTTTGGAAGCACAAGTTGCTTTACTTGGCTTCGCTTCCATTAATGAGCTTACCGCAGAAGTGACTAAAATGGGATTACTAACAGCCGGAGAGGCAGATATAGCTTATGCAAAAATTGATTTTTCCAATATTGAAAAGACAACGATTGGTCAGATGTTTTTGGATATTGGATTGGTAAGTGATATGACTATCGTTGATGGTCATATCACCGGAACTCTTTCCGGAGTAAAAATCACTGGCGACCTGTTTGAAGCGAACACAATTAAAGCAGATAGTCTGTTGCTTACCGGTGAGGATGGAGTGATTTACCGGATTAATGCCACGGCCAGTGGTCTGAGTAAAAAAGAATTGTCTGACGAGAAGTACCAGAAGTATTTAAGTGGAACGGATATTGTTGCAGAATCCATTACCGCAACACAGTTGGCAGCTAATTCGGTGACTGCGGAAAAGATGTATATAAAAAACCTGTCATCAGTCAGCGCAGATTTAGGCACAGTGACTGCCGGGATAATCCAGTCCGCAAATTATTCCGTGGATGATGATGGAAATACTATTGCCGGAATGCAACTGGATTTGGCAAGTGGAACCTGGGACAGCAAATATACGAAGATGGATAATGATGGAGCAATTGCTTGTTCTAATATTATAATCAACAAGGGGAATATTGATATATTAGATGCGCTTGATGAAGAGAATCCTTGCTTTATAAGTATAGGACAAGGGGAATTGAGTAGTGATGGACTATATTATACCAAGATAAAAAGCACGAATATAACTTCTGAACTTATTATGATTATGGACCATAATGTAGATGAAGGATATAGTAAACTTGCTACAATTGGCGGAAATGTATATGTTGACGAAACGGATAGTTATTCTTTTGGAATCAAACTTTCAACAACAGGCATGGGTGGCGGAGATATCACATTAGATGCAGATAGTGGAAAAATATATGCACAAGATTTTGTTTTAAAAAGTGGACAATCTTATGTGAGTCTGAAATCAAATTGGTTGAAGTGTGAAATTTTTGCAATTACTATTTCGTCGGTACCTTCTGGTGGAAATGCAACGTACACCTTAACCTATTCTTCAAGAAATGTACAGTTTGTTTCTGTACTATCATGGGGAGGAGTTGCAGCCTTTTCGTATTCAATAAATGGTTGGAGTACTACACAGGCCAATATTGTAGTACACAATAATACTACAAATGCATACACGAATAGAACATTTCGCGTAGCTGTCTTTTACAAATAATATAAAGGAGAGATAACAATGGAAAAAATGAAATGGTTACTATCTATCTTATGCGGACTTTTGTCTGCGTTTACAAAGCAATACGGAATGAT